CATGTTAATATTGTACAGTTGATCGATCACGTTGAGTATAAAGAATACCAACAGGAATTAAAATACTTGTTAGAGACCACAGGCAGGTTAACGTATATGAGGAATTTAATACTCAAAGTTAACGACACAGGGAATACCTTGGTGCTAGTAGATCGAGTAGCAACAGGTAAATTATTAGTAGAATATTTAGGTGATAAGGCGGTATTTGTAAGTGGAGCAACTAAAGGAACAAAACGGCAAGAAGAATACGACGCTGTGGCGACTGCTACTGGCAAGATTATTGTGGCGACTTACGGTGTGGCCGCAGTGGGTATTAATATCCCTCGTATTTTTAATCTGGTTCTGGTGGAACCCGGAAAGAGCTTTGTTAGGGTTATACAAAGCATTGGACGAGGTATACGAAAAGCTGTAGACAAGGACCACGTAGAGATCTGGGATATAACCAGCACCTGCAAATTTGCAAAAAGACATTTGACACAGAGGAAAAAGTTTTACACAGAAGCTAAATATAATTATTCTCTGGAGAAAGTTGAATGGCAATAGAATTTTTAGGTAACAAATATACTAAATGGTACAATGCAATCATTAGTAAGGCATTAACGAGAGAACCCCGAGGGTACAATGAAAAACATCATATTATTCCTCGTAGTCTAAATGGTAGTGACAATTCTGATAATATAGTAAAATTAACAGCAAGAGAACATTTTGTCTGTCATTTATTATTAGTTAAGATGACAACTGGGTACCATAATAATTTAATGAAATTTGCTGTAGGAAAATTTATTCAGACTGCACCTGGCCAAAAAAGAATATTTACGTCGTGGGAATATAAAAAGATTAGAGAAACGATCTCCGAGGCAAGGACCGGCAAAAAGCACTCTGAGTCTACTAGAAAAAAAATGTCAGATAAGCGCAAAGGTCAAATTCCTTGGAATAAAGGCATTACAGGAATTGTACATTCGGAAGAATCTAACAGAAAACGATCACTAACTATAAAAGGTAGAAAAATGTCAGCTGACTTTTGTAAAAAAGTCAGCGAGGGGAAAAAAGGGCATAAATCCGGAATGACCGGCAAACAACACAACGAAGAAACAAAAATAAAGATGAGCAAAAGTATGAGAGGCCCAAAAGGCTCCCAGACACGTATAGATGAATGCCCGCATTGTTTTTTAAAAACAGTAACATACAGGCATGTTAAATTTTGTAAAATAAAAACATAGAGAAGGTAGAATGGCAGTAAACAAATTAATTGTATGTGGCGACAGTTTCTCCGCACCAAGCAAGGAATTGCCGGGAACAGCCTTTGGCGAAGTGTTGGCTGAAAAGTTGGGATGGGAAGTAGAAATACTTGCACGTCAAGGATGCAGTAACGGTGGAATACGTGTACAAATAGACGAAGTGATTCGCCAACGTCCCGCATTTGCAATTATAGGCCCTACCTTTCATGATCGTATAGAAATACCTGCAGGAGCAGCACCCTATGTGGCTCCAGCGAACGAAAACAAAGGCTGGGCCAGTGACTTGCAAAAGCATTTACAAAAGAATCACGGTATTGGATACGATCCTGCCGCTGGTATAGATAATGTAAATTATGGCAATAACAATTATAGAATGATTTGCGAGACTATCTTTAGTCTGGTAGAAGGCTACGATCATCCCTATCGCAGTGGCAAAATTGATAAAGCAACACAAGCGGCAGTAAAGCAATATATCAATCACTTGTATGATAGTCAATGGAAACTACAACAAGACAAGTGGATTATTCGTGATGGCATTATGCAATTGTTTTATGCAGGAATTCCTTTCTTGTTAGTTGCCAACACTATTTGGAACAGTCATGATGTACGTGAGGCATTTCCCTCGGTATTGCCCGATCACTATTTAACCATGGACTTTAAACAAACGCCTGCGTATGCGAGTAATGAGTGGGAACTGCCTAACAAAATGAAAGATCCCGGGTATCATACACTTCCCGAAGGACAAGTTTATCTAGCCGACACTTACTACAAATTAATAAAAGAAGTATGGCACCTGTAAAAGCTCTTTGTGTTGTAGCGCATCCTGATGATTGTGTTATATTTGCCCGCCCCTTTATTGATAACTTTCCCTCGTGGCACTGGCATATTGTATACCTAACTTATACCAGCACAGATCCACGTGCAAGAGAAATGCGAGCTTATTGGGATGAGAGAAATATTACAACAGATTTTCTAGGATTCCAAGATGATTATGCAGATCAACTGGCCGGTGAGTTAAAAACCTGGAGCAGTTTAGATGCTGCAAATAGTATCTCGCTTGCTATAACCCAATTTGCCCCAGACTTAATACTGACACATTATGAAGATGGCGACTATGGGCACATACATCACAAGTTTGTGAATCAAACAGTACACATGAATAATTCTATCGCAAAGGTTTACTTTGCCAGCACTTTCAACTATAATATAGAATACTTTGCACGGGAAGCATTAGACTTAGCTCGGTTTCCCTTGCATGCCGAAGTTATCGCCGGGTTTCAGTACCGAGACCATGGCAGGTATATACTGACGCCAGAAGCAGAAAAATTAATAAATGAGAATACTAACACTTGACAATACCTCCTACGCAATGGATCAAATACCCAATGAGGTTGACGAAATACGTTTTTGCGTATTAGATAACAGTAATCCCAAAGATCCTGATTATTTTTATGTGCCTTTAATATTTTTAGAAAGTTTTAATAGTCCAGCATTGGTATTGCGTATTGGCGAATATACTCTTAAAATGCCAGTGGGATGGCAATTGTTAATTGGTGAGCCAGACTTTGGTGATCTTGAAGTGGTGCCATTAACCAGTATAAATGATCGTGGATTTAATGTGTTTTGTTTTAATCCCTTGACAAGTTTTAGGCCTGAGTTCTATACAGTAGAAATTGTAGACATATACCAAGATGTCAAGTGGTACTTTCCCAAACTAAAGAGTGGCCAACTATTGGCAGTGCCACTAAGTGATGGTCCTAAGCCACTATGCGCCTATTTTATTAAAGACCTTAGCAGACAAAGCGAGGTCATTGATTACAGTAAGGTTTGGTAGCATGAGTGATATATTCGAAAGCCCAGACAAAGGTAAAACTATTTACAGAAGAATGACGGGAACCACCAAACGTGAGTTGTACAGTGATATAATGAGTGATGGTAAAACATTTCATGAACAACTAATAGAAGATCAAATGTGGGGACAGATACGCAGAATGGCTCGGCATGATGAAGGCTTGCAAGAACTACTAGACCGTGCTATAGTATACTATAATCTAAAGAAAGATCATGATAGATAAATTAAACATTGGATACGAGATGGCCATGTTCGACACCAAGAATCGCAAGTTCTTTGATGACTTAACCGAAGATGAGCGTAAAAAGTTCTCGCCATTTTTAATGATACGGTTTGGCAGTTTAGTTGAAGGTGATCCAGATCTTCAGGCATACTACTTAATGAGTACTAATGAGCGTTTAAATAAACATTTCTTTGATATAAGCGCCACCCAACATAAAAAGTTTCAATGGTTACTTGCAAGTACAGTAAGTCCAGGCATGGGCAAACAGTCACACAAGTGGTTGGCGGCAAAGAAAAAAGAAGGCAACAATAACAAAGCAGAAAAATTTTTGCGTAACATATACCCAGAGTTAAAGGATGATGAAATTAAACTATTAGCAGAGCTAAATGATAAAAAAAGTTTAAAAGAATTAGCAAAAGCACATGGATATACAGATGAACAACTTAAAAAAGAATTATAATCTAGTAGTCAATGGTTGCAGTTATATGGAAGTATATGCTCGTGGCCAGGGGCATGTAGATTTAGCAAACAGATTAAATATTACCAATACTGAATCATTGTCCATTGGCGGCAGTGCTAACAGTAGAATTATACGTACAACATTAAAACACAGTTATACCGCAACTCCAACCTTGTACGTTATTGGATTAACCTTTGTAAGTAGAGACGAATTGCCAATTCTCAAAGTACCAGACGAAG